CAACAACAAGTTGCCCCATTTGCTGATTGGGTGGCGAGCCTAACGTGGCTCACTGCTGGTAGCTCATCAATCGGTAAAGTGGAAGTTCTTCTAGATGGGGAGGTCGTCAAGTTTAAGGCCCGCAAAAATTGTTTGCCATTTGTAGTGACCCTAGAAGAAGTGTTGGATATCGTCAAATCTAGTCGTAAGTGTGTAAATAAAGGCATCCTCAAAAATGAACTCAAAAAGGTGCGAATTGCAGTAGCATCGGACATTGCCAATTATTTACTGCAGGCGTATTTCTTGGAGCAGATCGGTGATTCTTACCGAGATTGGCCTGGGAATACGTTGGCTGAAACAGCTGCGGAGGAACGTCTTCGGTTACAGAGGATGGCCGCTGTCAGTGAGTCAGCTTACGGACTGCCCTTTGACTATGCTCAGTTCGACCATCAGCCCAGCAGACGGGAGATCATCGCTATACTTGAGCGCCTGGGTTCTCAGCTCAGGATGACCACGGAGCAGTGGCAGTTATACCGACACATGTTGAATAACTTACAGGTTGAGGTTCTGATTGGCCAGTTTGAAGGCGTGACAAAAGAGTTCAGAATACGGGGTGGCCTCATGAGTGGTTACCGTATTACGTCTTTGATTGGTAATTGTTGGAACACCTGGATGACGGAGTGTGCGAGTGAGGTCGCGCAACAAGTATTTGGATTTAGGCCATTGGCTTATTGGATAAGAGGCGATGATAGCGCCGTTTACTTTGAGCGGTGGCACCAAGCTGTGTTGTTTAGAACTCTGTACGATTTAGTCCAAGCCGACGGGAATGATAAAAAGTTCGGCATTCTTTGGGAAAAGATGGAATTTTTACGGACGGTGATAACGCCGCGCGGGTGTTTTGGATATCCACAGAGCAGCCGCGGGTATAACACAACGAAAACCATGGTCGGGGGAGAGATGGTCCCCTGTCAACGTAGTGACCGGGCTCGTCGAAGCCGTGGACCGGGTTGGGAGACGTTCGTTCAAAGATTTATCTCCACTCAAAGAACAACTGTTGAAAGCGTATGCCAAAAAGAGCGGCATATCGGAGTTGATGTTCTACACTCCTCAACAGTTAGGCGGAGCTGGGTTGCTTCCTTTTAAGAACGTTAAACCTTGCCGCCCCCCTAAATTTGCCATGGATGTCCAGCTCAGGTCTAGCTGGTATAAAAACTATGTATTGTCTGTAGTGCCAGATTTAGAAAATGTGGACAAAGTGGTTCAATCACGAGCGAGCGCCGTGGTTACCACTGACGATGTTCCCGGTATATCGCGATTGTTGAGACAGAAATACACGCGCGTGTATCGCACTATGTCGTTTGACCGTATACCAATCAACCGAGGCTACAGCTTGATTGGTCCTTTACCCCCGCCGCCGCGTTTAGTGGTGTCCGAGGAAGACATGTTACGCATGGAAGCCGGAATGCTTTCATGGGGAGATGTGGCTCGCTCCCGTCCCAGTGTGTGGAACTGGGTACGGCGGATGGAGAACAGAGGGTGTCCACGTTGGCTGACGAGAGAATTTGTCGGCGGCAACGCCCCCGGGCTCGTAGACCTCGATCCCAAGTTTCGAGGCTTGATGTCCAATCACGTGTTGCGTGAAGTCTCCAAAATCAAAGCTGGTACTGTAACCGGCTGGCTCTCAGCATACAACACATTCATTGCCGCAGTGTGTATGCACTTGAGAGACACACCCGAATATCACTTGTATGGACACATGTGAGGTTCCCCTGTCTAGGGTTACAAGACTGGCTACTGCGCC